TTATCTGAAGCGGGTCTCAGAATATTAAAAGACCGTTACTTAACTGACAAAGAACAAAGTCCGCAAGAGGCTTTTTACAGAGTAGCAAAAGTATTTTCTGATGACTCAGAAATGGCTGAAAGAATTTATGGTTATGTGTCTAATCTATGGTTCATGTTTTCTACACCTATTTTAACAAACGGTGGTACTCAAAAAGGTATGCCAATTTCATGCTTTTTAAATTATGTACCAGACAGCAGAGAAGGTTTAACAACTCACTATACAGAAAATGCATTTTTAGCTTCAGTCGGTGGTGGTATCGGAGGTTTCTGGGGCCACATAAGAAGTGATGGGACTGGTACATCCGGTGGCTCACAGTCATCAGGTTCAATACCATTTATGCATGTAGTTGATAGTGAAATGTTAGCCTTCTCTCAAGGTAAAACTAGAAGAGGAAGTTATGCAACATACCAAGATATATCTCATCCAGAAATTGAAGAGTTTTTGGAATTACGTAAACCCAGTGGCGGTGACATTCATAGGAAGTGTCTTAATCTGCACCATGGGATTAATATTTCTGACAGTTTTATGTCTATTATCAATCAATGCACTATTAACCCTAGTGCTAACGATGATTGGCAACTTATTGACCCACATACAAAAAAAGTTATTCGAACAGTCTCTGCTAAAAGATTGTGGCAAAAGATTCTTGAGACTAGGGTTGCCACTGGTGAGCCTTACCTATCTTTCATTGACACAATACAAAAAAGTTTACCACTCTCCCAAAAGAAATTGGGATTAAAGGTACATCACTCAAATTTGTGTAGTGAAATAACATTACCAACCAACGAAGAACGAACAGCAGTTTGTTGTTTGTCTTCATTAAATTTAGAAAAATATGATGAATGGAAAGAAGACCCTAAGTTCATACCTGACGTGGTTAGGTTTCTCGATAATGTCCTGGAGTACTTTATTAATAACGCTACTGATTTTTTACAGCGTGCTAAGTATTCTGCTATGCGTGAACGTAGTATTGGATTGGGGGCAATGGGTTTCCACTCATATCTCCAAAGTAAAAACGTACCTTTTGCAAGTGCGATAGCTAAAGGAATAAATCTAAAAATATTTAAACACATTAAAGAACAAGCACTAGCAACATCTAAAATACTTGCTGAAGAAAGAGGAGAAGCACCAGACATGGAAGGTACTGGTTTAAGATTTGCTCACATGTTGGCCATAGCTCCTAACGCAAGTAGTAGTATTATATGTGGTAGTACTTCACCTTCAATAGAACCCTTACGTGCTAATGCATACACTCAAAAAACTATGAGTGGTACTCACTTTATGCGTAATAAATATTTAGAAAAACTTTTAAAAGAAAAAGAAATAAATACTGATGAAACTTGGAAAAGTATTATTGCTAACAGAGGTTCAGTAAGACATTTAGAACAATTAAATGATTGGGAAAAGGATGTGTTTGCTACAGCTATTGAGATAGACCAAAGATGGATTATTGAATTAGCTGCGGATAGACAAAAAGAAATTTGCCAATCACAAAGTTTAAATATTTTTGTACCGTCTGATGTTAACATTAAAGATTTACATTTGTTACATTTGTCAGCCTGGAAAAAAGGAATTAAGACTCTTTATTATTGTCGTTCAGAAGCAATCAAAAGAGCAGAAATAATATCAACTAAAATAGAAAGAATAGTAAGACCAGACAGTGACCCTGAATGTCTTGCTTGTGAATAATTATGGCAAGAAAATTTACTGGGTTTGTGGCCCGTGAAAAACCTAAAAAAAGAATAAGGGTTCACACTAAGAGTCCTAACAAAAAAAAGAAATTACAACATAATAAAAAATATAACAGACAAGGAAGACCGCAATGACAGACGAAAGTATATTTGACGGGTTTGATAAGCCCCGCAAAAAAAGAAGAAAAAATTTTAAGAGTCCAAAAACTTTGGGCTTACTATGGCATGTATATCATACAGTGTTAGCAGTAGAATTAGGACTAATAGTAATAATAGAGTTTATAGAATTGATGAGGGGAATATGAGTTTATTTAAAGGAAGAACACACTACAAACCGTTTGAATATCCATGGGCGTTTGAAGCTTATGACACACAACAAAAAATGCATTGGCTACCAAGTGAAGTCCCTTTGTCTGAAGATGTAAGAGATTGGAATGATAGATTAAGTAGTAAAGAAAAAAATTTAATTACACAAATATTAAAATTCTTTACACAAGGTGATGTAGATATAGCACAAGCTTATCTTGATAAATACATTCCTAAATTTAAAGCACCAGAAATTAGAATGATGTTGTCTGCTATTGCAACTAGTGAAGCTAACCACGTACATTCTTATTCATTACTTAATGATACTATTGGTTTACCAGACAGTGAGTACCAGGCGTTTCAAGAATATAAAGCTATGGCGGATAAACATAAATATTTATTTAAAGATAAAGGTGAAGGTATTGAAGGTATGGCTAGAGAGTTAGCTGTATTTTCTGCATTTGGTGAGGGCCTACAACTGTTTGCTTCTTTTATTATGTTACTTAACTTCCAACGTTATGGAAAAATGAAAGGCATGTGCCAAATTGTAACTTGGTCTATTAGAGATGAAAGTCATCATGTAGAAAACATGATTAAAGTATTCCATACACTGATAGATGAAAATAAAAATATTTGGAATGATAATTTTAAAGGAACTCTATATCAAACTTGTAGAGACATGGTTGAACTAGAAGATAAGTTTATAGATTTAGCTTTTAATTTAGGAGAAGTACAAGGTCTTAAAGCTGAAGATGTTAAATTATATATTAGACACATTGCGGATAGAAGACTACTTCAGCTAGGTTTAAAACCTAATTATAATCAAAAAACAAACCCGTTGCCTTGGCTAGATTGGGTATTAAATGGCGTAGAACATACTAATTTCTTTGAAAACAGAGCGACTGAGTATGCAAAAGGTAACTTAACAGGAGACTTGTGGGCATAATTAGGCCCCATATTAGAAGGAAAACATTATGGATGACTTAAATGACATCCAATTACCTTACACCGTGGATGAACTTATTAAAGTTTTAGATAAAATTTATCCAGAAAAAGCACCTGAATTAAAAGACAATGAAAAAACTGTCTGGTTTAAGGCAGGTCAAAGAAGTGTAGTTAATTGGTTAATAGATTTAAAGAAAAGAAGCGAAAATAATTTATTAGGAGAAAAATAATTATGTGCATGGGTAAAGTTTTAGATAAACCCCAAATAGCTAAAAGAGAAGACCCTTCGATAAAATTCGTAGATGGTAACGTAATGGATTCAAAAGCTTCACCACCAGAAATAGACAACACACCTGTTATTAAAGAAAAGAAAAAAGTTAAGAACAATGTGACAAGTCAATCTTCTGATTTAAATATAAATACAACAACATATTAATAAAGGGAAATAACTATGTGTATGGGAAAACCATCAATGCCGGCTCAACAAGAAGTAGTTCAACCAGTTAGAAATGCAATGTCATCAGGTGATGAACAAGCGCCTACAATTGAGTTAGCTTCTGAAGACGCTTTACAGATTGCTAAGAAAAAGAAATCTAAAAAAGGTACAGCAGCTATGCAAACTGATTTAAACATTAGTAACACTGGCTCTAACGTTAACGTTTAATGAATTTTAAAGATACAGCAGAAAATCGTTATGAATCTTTAAATGAAATTAAAGAGCATTACCTCGATAGAGGACGTGAATGCTCTGAGTTAACTATCCCAACTCTAATTCCCGAACAACATCAAACACAATCAAGTGACTTTTATAGTCCTTTCCAATCTGTAGGTAGTAGAGGTGTTAACAACCTTGCTTCAAAATTACTACTATTATTACTCCCACCAAATCAACCATTTTTTAGACTAGCGATACAAGGCAAAGCTAAAGAACAAATAGAGCAACAACCAGAATTAAAAACATCTGTTGAAAAAGCTTTATCTAAAATTGAACGTGAAGTTATGGGTAAAATAGAGTCTCTTGCTTTACGTGTTCCAACATTTGAATTAATAAAACATTTAATTGTTGGCGGTAATGCACTAGCCCATGTTCCAAAACAAGGTAACATGAGAGTATATGGCCTTAACCAGTATGTTTGTAAAAGAGACGGTGAAGGAAATCTATTAGAAATAGTTGTAAAAGAAAGTGTTTCAGTTTTATCTTTAGATGAAGAAGTTAGAGAACAAGTTTTATCTCTTATGTCAAAAGAAGATGTACAGTCACAAACAAATTGTGATTTATACACGCACGTTTACAAACTAGACAATGGTAAATATTATGTTTGCCAAGAGACTAAAGGAATTAAAATACCATCATCCGTTGGTACATACAATCAAGATAAATTACCATGGTTAGCTTTAAGAATGATTAGAGTTGACGGTGAGGACTATGGCCGTAGTTACGTTGAAGAGTACATTGGAGATTTAAAATCTTTAGAAGGATTATCACAATCTTTAGTCGAGTCTTCTGCTGCAAGTGCCAAAATGATTTTCATGGTAAGACCAAACTCAACTACAAAGAAAAGAGATATAGCTGTAGCACGTAATGGTGACATTATATCTGGCAGTGGTGATGACGTGTCAGTCTTACAAGCAAACAAATTTTATGATTTACAAACTGTAGAAAAAGCAATCGCAAGATTAGAAGAAAGATTAGCTTATGCATTTTTATTAAACACAGCCATACAAAGACAGGCTGAACGTGTAACTGCTCAAGAGATTAGATACATGGCAAACGAATTAGAAACTGCAATGGGTGGTATATATTCTTTATTATCTCAAGAATTACAATTACCTCTAGTGCAATTACTAATGGATAGAATGGGAAGTCAAAATGAAATTCCTAAACTACCCAAGGGTTCAGTAAGGCCCACAATTATTACAGGTGTTGAGGCACTAGGACGTGGTAATGACTTACAAAAATTAAGAGAGTTTGTAGCAGAGATAGGTCAACTTGCACAAATCAATCCACAAGTCGTGCAACTTTTAAATCCACAAGATTTAATTACAAGGTTAGCAACTGGACTTGGTATTGACACTGAGGGATTATTAAAATCTCAAGAACAATTACAAGCTGAACAAGAAGCTGCAATGCAACAACAACAAATGCAACAAATGCAGGACACCGCTCAAGACGTGGCTCCTAAAGTTGCAGACAATATGACAAAACCGCAAGGATAATAAATGGTAGAAAAAGTAGAAATACAAACACCAGAAACTACACCAGAACAACCAACAGAAAATACTACAACAGAAAATGAAAGTAGACCTGAATGGTTACCTGAAAAGTTTAAATCTCCAGAAGATATGGCAAAAGCCTATGGTGAATTAGAAGGTAAATTAGGAAAGTCTGAAACTGAAAAAGAATCAGAGCCTACAAAAGAAGAAACAAATAAAGATAACACTGACTTATCTATTGATAAAGCTGAGAAAGCTGTAGAAAATGCAGGGTTAAATATGTCATCACTTCAAGATGAATACAATGAAGGGGGACAATTAAAAGATAGTTCATATGAAGCTTTGCAAAAAGCAGGAATACCTAAAGATTATGTAGACGCTTTTATTAAAGGACAAGAAGCAATCGCAACACAGACTTCTAATACTTTAAAACAAGAAGTAGGAGGAACAGACGCATATAACAATATGATGAATTGGGCCTCTGATAATTTAAACGAAGCAGAAATAAATTCTTTTAACAAAACTGTTAATGGAAAAGATATTGAAGCTACACGTTTAGCAATACAAGGTTTAAATGCGCGTTACAAAAATAATGTTGGGGATGACCCTTCATTACAAAGTGCAAATAATCCTAGTTCAGTAAATGCTCCAGGCTATAGGTCTTGGGCAGAAGTTACTGCTGCAATGAATGATGATAGATATGCAAGTGATGAAGCATACAGAAATGATGTACAAAATAAACTAAACAACAGTAGACTTTAATGTTACATGCATTATTAAAATTATACGAAGCTCGTATAGCTGAACACACATCTATTATAGATATTTATTTACAGAAACCAGTAGGTATTGGTGACCATGATAATATTTTAAAAGTAATAGATGAACGTTTTGAAAAATTAACTTGTGCAAAACATTGTAAAGAAGAATTGGAGAAAATAATAAATGCCGTACAAACCAAAGACGAAACCAAAACCGAAACCAAAAAGTAAAGGATAATAATATGGCTAAGAATGGCTTATATGCAAACATTCACAAAAAACGTGCTAGAATCAAAGCGGGTTCTGGTGAAAAAATGAGAACAGCAGGTACAAAAGGTAGACCTACCGCAGCTCAATTTAAAAGAGCGGCCAAAACTGCCAAATCATAGTTGTGTTACCTTTATAGGTAGCAACTGCTAACACAAAGTTAAGTCCATTAACTTGACCGTTCCGAGGAACGACAATCTTGTGAAACAAACTTTAAACTTGTGAAAGCTTTTTAATAAACAAACAATAGAAAAAGGAGACAATTATGTCAAACGCAACTCCGGCTTCCATTGGACGAGTAAATGCATCTGGTTCAGAAGATGCCCTGTTTTTAAAAGTTTTTTCCGGTGAAGTAATTACTTCATTTGATAGAGCAAGTAAAACACAAGGTGCTGATTCTGTTAGAAGCATTGCTAATGGTAAGAGTGCTAGCTTCGCAGTAATGGGAAGAACAACAGCCGCTTATCATACACCAGGTGCAGAAATACTTGGGTCTGATGTGAACCACAACGAAAAGGTTATTACAATTAATGACCTTTTAGTTTCTTCAGCATTTTTAAGTAATATCGAGGAAGCTAAAAATCATTGGGATGTTAGAAATTCTTACTCAACTGAGATAGGAAGAGCATTAGCATTTCAAAAAGACAAACACGTTCTACAAACTATTGGTCAAGCCGCTCAAACGACTACAGCCAATGTTACAGGTGGAGACGCAGGTACAGTATTAACTAATACTGCTATCGCTTCTGCAACTGCGGCAACGTCTGCAAATGGATTTATTGATTCATTGTTCGATGCTGCGAAAACTTTAGATGACAAATATGTTCCATCTGAAGGTAGAATCTGTTTCTTAAAACCAGAAATGTACTACAAATTAGCAAACGCTACTAACGCAGTCAACGTTGACTTCAGTGGTGGTGCTAATGGTGGTGTTGCTTCAGGTAGAGTATTACAAATTGCAGGAATTAAATTAATTGCAGTTCCTCATTTTGTTGCTTCAAACGTGAACTCAGGTGTAGACCAAGGTTCAGCTACTCAGGGTGGTTCAAACCCTCAAGCTGTAAACTTGACTGCATACGAAGGTTTAGTTTGTCACCCGTCAGCAGTTGGAACTGTTAAGTTAATGGATTTAGCTACTGAAATGGAATACGACATTAGAAGACAAGGTACTTTAATGGTTGCTAAATACGCTATGGGTCATGGTGTATTAAGACCAGAAAGTGCTGTAGGAATTAAAGACGCTTAATATTCATTAAGCTTATTTATACTATATAGGAGTAGGGGATGAGGGAGACTAAGTCCCCTACTTTGCAAATTTAAAAAGGACAATCAATGACAACACAAATAAATTCTACAAGCGAATTACAAGCGATAAACACCATGCTAAGTTTTATCGGTGAGAGTCCAGTTAGTTCAATTACTGGAAACATTGGTACAGACGTAGCGGTCGCTAAGAATATTTTAGATGAAACTTCTATGAGTGTTCAGTCACAAGGTTGGTTCTTTAATAGAGAATTACAAATTACAGCTTCAAGAGATACATCTAATAAAGTACCTTTAGAAGCTAACTGTGTACAAGTAGAGGCTTCAGCCCCTTATCAATATTTTTATCAATACACTATTAGAAACCAATATTTATACGATTTAAAAAATAAAACAGAAATTTTTACTTATGACCCAGTAGTGGACAAAGTATTAGTACAGCAGTTTGAACACCTACCAGAATATGCAAGAAGATATATTATAGTCAAAGCTTCAAGAAGATTTGCTGCAAGATATGTAGGTGCAACTGAATTAATTAAAATGGCACAACTAGATGAACAAGAAGCTCATATGGCATTTGAACAAGCAGACTCAAGAGCTATGGACGCTAACATGATTAATGATGATTATAACACTAGTTACATTGCTAAAAGAGGCCCAAGAAGGTCTGGTAGGAACTAATTTATGGGACTAATTTCAACATCAATCCCCAATCTTATTGGTGGTATTAGTCAACAAAATGCTGTTCAACGTAATGTAGGACAAGCAGAAACACAAACTAATTTCCAATCTAATGTAATTGAAGGGTTAACTAAAAGACCACCAACAGAGTTTATCGCTAATCTATTATCTACAACAGCGTTTCCAAACAACGCAGCAGTACATTGGATTAATAGAGATAGTTCAAATCAATACGTAGCTGTATTCACTAACGGTACAGTTAAAGTTTATGATTTAAACGGTGTTGAAAAAACAGTAAATATTGGAACTGGTGGTGCAAGTTATTTAACTACAACAAAACCTATAGAAGATTTAGTATTTTCAAATATTGCAGATTATACATTTGTTGCAAACAAATCTAAAACAATAGCTGAGAGTTCAACTACAACAGCTGCAAAAGTACAAGAATATATTTCTTATGTTAAAAGTTCACAATACGGAAGACAATATAGCGTAACTTTAAATCACTCAACTTGGTCATACCCAATACAAGTATTATTCCAAATGCCAACAGGTAATGACGCTTCAACAGATGGTGCATTTAGAGATACAGAAAAGATTGCTCACATATTATTATATGGAACAGCTTCTTCTCACTGGTCAAACAGTGCAGACGGTATTGGATTTAAAACTATAAGAACTGACACAGGTGCTACACTAAGTACATCACAAGGTTTAGCAAATTATTCTGGAATTACTGGAACGTTTACACATACACAATATGGTAACACTATTTATGGAACATGCAGTAGTGGTACATTTGCTGTTGAAACTACAGACGGTTTTGGTAACCAAGCTATGTATGCAATAAAAGACGCTATAGGTGATTTTGCTGAACTACCTTATTATGCAAAACCAGGAATGATTGTTCAAATCACTGGTGAAGAAGGTGACTCACTTTCAGATTATTATGTAGAGTTTACAGCTAACGGTGTGTGGAGTGAGTGTGTAGGCCCAGGAGTTAAAGTGGGATTAGATAATTCTACAATGCCTTATGCATTAATCAATAACAACAATGGTACATTTAGTTTTACACAACAAACATACACAAATAGAGTAAGTGGTGATGAAGACACAAACTCTGCTCCAAGTTTTGTAGGTAAAAAAGTTTCTAATTTAACATTTTTTCAAAACAGATTAGGAATTATTTCAGACCAAAATTTAGTGTTATCTGAAAATGCTTCTTATTATAATTTTTATGCAACAACAGGTACAGATGTTTTAGACACTGACCCTATTGATATTGCCGCAGCGGGAACAACAGTTAACAAGCTTCATAATTCTATAGATTTTAATGAACAACTTTTATTATTTTCTGGTGAAGCACAATACATTCTAGAAAGTTCAGGAGACGCTGTAACACCAACAACAGCAGTACTAACTAAAACAAGTACATTTTCACATGCAATAAAAGTTGCTCCAGTTTCAGCAGGTAAATATGTTTACTTTGCACAAAATAGAAATGATAAAACTGCAATAACAGAATACTTTGCAGATGATGATACATTAACAAATGATGGCATTGATGTAACAATAGGTGTTAGTTCTTTAATACCTAGTAATGCATACAAAATTGTGTCTAACAATATTGAAGATACAATGATTGTTTTATGTCATGACACTTTAGACACTACTAACAATGTTGCATACACACCTTCAAGTGCTGTTACATCTGTAAATGCAAACACTATAAACATTTATAAATATTTTTGGGATGCTAATAAAAAAGTACAATCCGCTTGGAGTACATGGAGTTTAAATAATTGCCAGATATTATCTGCTGAAGCATATGAAAGTTACCTTTATGTTGTAGTTAATGAAAACACTAATACAAAATTATTAAAAATTGATTTACGTAACCCAGATTTTACTGGATTAACACATAACATTCATATGGATTTTAGAACAGCTACACTTACTGGGACATACGATTCAGCTACAGATTTAACAACGTTTACAATTCCATATTCTTTAAATCAAGTTTTAAAAGCAGTAGATACTACTAACGGTTCTAATTTAACAATAGATAGTTCTAGTTCTGGAACTACACAAAAAATTAAAGGTAATCATACTAAAGCAGTTTTTGGTTCTACTTATTTATCTGAGTATAAATTTTCTACTCCATATTTAAGAGAAGCATCTGGAAATGGCACAGTAGCTTTGACATCTGGACGTTACCAGATAAGACAAGTTTCTGTAGATTATCAAAACAGTGGTTTCTTTGAAGCAACTGTAACACAAGAAGGAAGAAATGATGTTACTTATGAATTTAATGGAACTGTTATTAACAGCTCAAGTGCTATTATTGGACAGCCAAATATAACAAGCGGTACTTATAATATACCTATTCAATCTAGAAACACACACTACACATGTACGTTAAAATCAGACTCACATTTACCGGTTCATTTTGTTTCAGCAGAATTAGAAGGATTTTATCATAGACGCTCTGGTAGGGCCTAATGGAAAAATATGTCAGACTTGCTAAATCTGATGACGCGCACGAATTAGCACCTAAAGTAAGACAAGAAGATTTAAATGAGATTAAAGCTTCACACAATGCTTCACCATTACAAGCTTTGTTACATCCTTTTAAAGAATTAAATCATAAGACATACTCTATACTTGGAACTGAACAAGAAGGTGTTATTGGTATGTTCGGTGTAGTTCCAAGTGACAACAAAGAGTATGGTGTAGCTTGGTTATTATCAAGTCCAGAATTATTAAACCATACATTACAATTTTTAAGAGAATGTCCTAAATGGGTTCAAGAAATGGGACAAGACTACAAGTATTTATATAACTACGTTGATGTCAGAAACGAAGTTGGAAATAAATGGTTAAAGTTTTTAGGCTTTAACTTAATTGACACCGTTAATTACGGTTATGAAAAAAAATTATTTAACTTAATGATAAAGGAAATAAAATAATATGTGTTCACCAGAAGCTCAATTTGCATTAGCTGTTGTAAGTAAAGTGCAAGAGTTTAATGCAAAGCAAGATGAAGCTAACAGAGTAAGAAAAAGTAACGCTGTAGCTGTCGCTAATGCTAATAGAGCTATGTCAGATGATTTAGGCCAGGTAGATTATGAAAAAGGTAAAGCTAAAGAAGAATTAACTAGGTCTAAATTTAAAACTAAATTAGAAAAAATTGCTCAGATGAGTGAAATGCTTAATTTAAATGTAGGTAATACAAATGCAATTTTAAAAGATAATGGTGCAGAGTTTGATATGGATTTTATGGAAAACAAAAGTGCATTTGATAATGACATGGTTCAACTTAACAGAAAAGAACTTGAAGTATTTGCTACTAACTCAAGAACAATAAACAGTCTACCAGTACCTAGTGACCCAAGTAAAATGGCATTAGCTATTGGTGTAGCAGAAGCAGGTACAACTTATGGTTCAAATGAAAATAGAAAGTATTTTAGATAATGGCAACGTATAACAATAGAGTATCAAATATATATAGTGGTGGCACAAACGAAGGAAGACCTAGTATTGAAAGAGATAGTGAAAGTAAACAAATAGCTAGAGCATTAGGAAGTTTTGATAAATCGTTTGCTAAATTTAGTCAAGCTTATGGTGAAGAGAAAAAAGAAAAAGCACAAACTGTATTTGCTAGATTAGAAAATGATGGCATTACAGACCCTAAAGAAATTAAAAAATTAATAGATAAGAATGACCCTAGAGTTGCTGATTTACAAAACCAATGGGCCACTAGTGTAATAGATGTAAACTTTGCAGTTACTCACGCTATCAATGACGCTAATCAAGTTAAGAAAAACATTTTTGAAATTATAGGTGATGAAACTGTAACAGGTTTAACTATGGCAGATGTAAATTTAGATGAAGAGTTTGGTAAAGTAACTAGAAATTTTACTGATATGTCTAACTCATATGTTAGAGCATATGATGAAGCATGGAATAAAGTTAAATTAGAATTACAAGAAGATAAACTTGAAGCTGACGCTAAACAATTAAATTTAAATAAAAGAAGTGCAGCACATACACAAGTAGTTGACTCATGGGAAAAGACTCCAGGTAAACGAAGTGATATGTTAAAACTTTGGTACAACAGTAAGACTGATAAAAAAGGTAAAAATTTTCTATTACCCGAAGAAGCTAACAAAACTATCCTTAACTTTCTTGAAGAAAGAGCAACAACAACTAATGATGTAGCAGAGTTAAAAGAAATTTATGAAATTGTATTAGAAAAAAGAGGTAAGAAAAGTGAACTACCATCTTTTAGAAATGACATTAATCACCAAGAACAATCTACTAGAATTTTAACAAAATTAAAAAGAAAAGTTAATAACGTTAAAAATGAAGTAAATGTTGAGCAAATGTTTTATGACGGTTTATCTCATAAAAGTATTTACAAAGGTCAGTCTGTAAGTGAGACAGATAAAAAATTAGCTGAAGAATCTATTTATAAAAAGCTATCGTTATTTGTAGATGAAGAAGCAAAAAAACATTATGAAGAATTTCCCCATCATCACCCACATCAAAAAGATTTTGATAAAGAAATTTTATTAGACAGCTACGTAGCAAGTCTAATGTCTATAAATGCTAGAGTGTTTACACCTTGGAAAGATGAGTTAGACAAAGGTCTTGGTGTAATCAATAATACAAATATTTTTGATATTGAAAAAGTAGAAGATTTTAAAATAGGATATGAAAGATTTAAAAAATTAAAAGCACTGGGCCAAGACAATAGTCCAACAGCAGATTATTTAAGTGGTAAAGCAGAAGTATTCTATGAAGGTGTTAATACTTTAGAACAGGTTGCAGGACTTGACACTAACCAAGCTGTTACTAAAATGTGGCAGATTATAAATTCTTCAGACCAATATAAAGAATTTGATAAAGACCCAGAGTCTACCTTATCAGAATTAGAATCAAAGTTTGCTCCGTGGTTTGGTGAAAATGCAGATGTCACTATGCAAGTTCAAGAAGCATTAAGATTAACAAGAATATTTAAATTAACAGGTGTTAGAGAAGATACTGCAAACGAAAAAGCTATCGAACTAGTTGCAAAATCATACGTACAAGTTGACGGTATGCTTTGGAACAGACGTAATATGCCTAATGGTAATCCTGCTAATGCAAAAGAATTAACTAAACGTTCACAGTTTATTTCTAACGAAGTAGCTAAAACAACTAACGGAATGTACGAAGCTGCCGATTTAGTTTTAGCACCTTTTTATGGAAATCAATTTGTAGTTATGGCTAGAGATACAATGGCCCCAATACAAGTAAATGGTAGAGCGTTTGCTTTCAGTTACGCAGACGTAATTGGTAATAAAGGTGAGTTAGCTACTATGGTAAGTAAGGCAGATTGGAACCAAGTATTAAAAGAAAGAAACAATGGAATATTAAGAATAATAGAAAAAGATTTTGAAGGAAGCTTTAGCAAACTACTAATGGATTTGGATTAATATGAGTAATATAGATTTTGATTTTATACTAAAACGAGAAGGATTTGAAACAGAAGGAAAAGTACCTGATGCAGCAAATTCAAAATCTGGTGTAACAATAGCAAGTGGTTTTGATTTAGGTGCAAGAGCCTTAGAAGATTTAAAAGGATTGCCGCAAGATATTATAGATTTACTTACTCCCTTTTTAGGATTTAAAGGTGCGGAAGCGGAAGAAATAGCTTCTAATCTAAAAATATCTGAAGACCAAGCAAAAACTATAAATGAGTTTGCTAAAAGTGAATCGATAACAAGATTAAAAAATAAATGGGAAAATTCTACTGGTACATCTTTTGATGATTTATCTACTGAACAAGCAACAGTACTTGCTTCAGTAGCTTTTCAATATGGTGATTTAGAAAGTAGAACACCTAATTTTTGGAAACAAACTACAAGCGGTGACTGGGTTGGCGCTTATAAAAATTTATTAAATTTTGGTGATAGATATAAAAGTAGAAGACTTGATGAAGCACAGCTATTATGGAGTTCCGACTCGCTAAAAAAAAGCATCAGTGAAGGAACATCGACAGGAATATTAAGTAATGAAGCTCAAGACGCTTTAAATCAAGTTACAGATTCTATGTCAGTTACGTCAGAGGATGTAGACAATATAGTAGAAAATACTGTAGAGACTGTAGAAGAAATTACAAAAACACCTTTAGAAACTGATGATTTATCTCAAGATGATAATTTGTTAGGTGAAAATTTTGATGATTTAAAAAATCCTAGATGGGCCTCTGAGGCTGCATTTAGAAATAAAGAAGAAGAATATATTTTAGCAAATGGTGATGAAATTAAAAAGAAAATTGAAAAACAAAATAAAGCAATAGATGAAACTAATTATTTAGTAGGACACGAAAACCCACAATTCCTAGAACCTTTAGGAAGTATTCCCCAACCACTATCAGAACAAGAACAATTTAATCTTGATAAGAAAAACAAAGAAATATCAAACGCTATCGCAGCCAATACTTCTTATAGTCAAATAGCCAGTGCAGCAATAGACCAGGAGTGGATGTCATCTTGGGTTTTAAAAACTGGTAATGGTGAAGAGTTAACACCTAATTACAATTTTGAAATTAATGACATTGTACCAGACAAAGAAACTTGGGATGAATTAAAAAAAGATGTTAATGAAGAATTTTTAGATGCATTTAATATTACAGATTCTCTTCCAGTATTAAGAAGAACTAAAGCTAAAATTTTAGATGTACAAGAAAAGACAGCAATCATAAATGCCAAAGGGATGGTTACAGGTGTAACAGCTAGATTATTAGCGGCTATCTTAGACCCTTCTGCTTGGACGTTAGCAATAGCAACAGATGGGGTTATGGCCCCTGCAATTATTATGAATAAAGCCTCAAGGCTTACAAGAATAGTTAGAGGCGGATTAGCGGCAGGTTCAACTAATGCAATGATTGAAATGTCTTTAGCAAGTCAAAACCCAACTTTAGGATTAAGAGAAGTTTTAATTGCTGCTGGTGCGGGTTTTGTTTTAGGAGGAACTTTAAGAGGTCTTAGAGCAACAAATAGAATTGATGATGACGAAGCTGCAATAATTAAAGCAGTTGATGATTTTGTTAAAGTAAAAGAAGGACAAGATGTTGTCGAAAGTGGTTTAGAATTTACAACTAAAGGTAACAAAAGATATGAACAATTAAATAGAACAGAACAAGATAATTTTGACAAGATTGCTAATGAGTATGATTTAACTTTAGTTGAAAGAACAACTCTTAGAGCAGACGGTAATATAGAAATTAGAATGCCAGACGGTAAAGATGAATACATCATTACTAAAGAGGGCAAAGTCTACAAATGTAAATAAAGGAATTAAATGGCTGAATGTAAAATAGAAGACGCAACATTAAAACATACTGGTGAAAGTGAGATGGACGCTAAAAGTTTTGTCTACAGTAAATATATGGCAAAACAATTATTAGACTCAGAAGAAACATCAAAAGCATTTATGGGTGAAGGTTTCTGGAGTTTCTTTAGATTAGATAGAGCAGGTGTAACAGACATGTCTGCCAACAAATTAGTAAGAGGTGTGTCTGAAATTTTATATGAGTCTATAGGTAAAGTAGGTAAAAATTGGGTACGGTCTAGAACAATGTCTCAAGTAAAACAGTTTGAGTTAAACAGACAAAGAATGCTTTATTATAGAGAATGGGTTAGACACTATGACGGTTTTTTAAAAGAAAATAATTACAGCAGAGTAAGATTTGAAGGCATTACTAAAAGAAATGAATTTAATGAAATGTTGTCTAGAGCAATTAGAGGTGAAACAGTTGACAGTCCTTCTATAAACGCAATGGCCAAAGCACATGCTGAAAGAATGAAAGACATGTTAGAAATGGCTAAAGCTTCTAAAGTACGTGGTGCAGATAAAATAATAGAGAACGCAAATTATTTAACAAGAATTTATTCTAAAGCTAAAATGACAGAAATGATTGGCAAACATGGTGAAGACACTGTAGTTGATTTTTTAGCAAGAGCCATGCGTGGCGGTGTAGATAGTAAAGCTAATAGAAAATTAGCAAAATATTTAATTAGAGTTGTTAGAAGAGGTAATGAACATAATCAAATTAATTTAGGAAGCTTGTTTACTGCAAAAGCAGAAGATTTACAAAGAATTTTAAAAGACACTACTGATTTAGATAATGGTGCTATTGAAGAAATTGTATTAGCAATGTTTCCTAGTAAACCTAATACATCAACAATATTTAGAAGTAGAAGAGTGCAGTTAGATGAAACATACTCTGACGCAGATTTTGCAATATCTGATTTTTTAGAAAATGACGCTGAAGTTCTTTTCTTAAATTACGCTAACAATATTACTGGTCAAATAGCATTGGCCCAAAGAGGTTTTAAATCTACGTCTGATTGGAAAGCTATGATGAGACAGATAGAAAAACAGTATGATGACATGGGTGTGGACGTTAATGACAAAGTAAGAATTAATGAATTAAAAGCATTAAACAGCGGCTTTGACCATTTAATTGGTAAACCTTTAGAAGATATTAGTACTAACTTTTCTACGTTTGGAAGAATTATGAGAAAATATAATTTTGCTAGAATTATGAACCAGGTAGGTTTTGCTCAATTAGCTGAGATAGGTGTATTAACTGCAAACATAGGATTAAGACAAACTATAAAACATTTACCTGAAATGCGTAAATTATTAAAGCGTATGAAAAATGGTGAGATTGATGATGAGTTTATGAAAGAAGCTGAAGAATTGTTTGGTGGTTTTGGAAGTGAAAGATTAATCAATCAAGTTGCTAATCAAACAGATGAGTTTGGTTCTAGGGTAGGTAAGAAAAGAATTTCAGAAATAGAAAGAGGTCTTGACCATGTTGGGAGATTTACAGCAGACATTTCTGGTATGAATTTAGTTAACACATTAATGAAAAGAATTGCATTAAAAGGTATGGTTCAAAAATACGTAGATGAAGCGTTTGGAGGAGCCAAAGCTTTAAGTAAACAAAGATACCAAGATTTAGGTATTTCAGAAACAATGCAAAAAAGAATTTTAGATGCAATTAAGAAACATGCTGTTACTGATGAAGGTGCATTAACTAAAAGAAAAATTAGAAGATTAAATGCAGACAACTGGGATGACGCAGAGGCAGCAGAAACTTTTGCTTATGCTATTAACAGATGGGGTCGTAGAACTATTCAAGAAAATGATATTGGTGAAACAATGTTTCTTGGTGGATTTACAGACTCAACGCTTGGTAAAATTATGTTCCAGTTCAGAGGTTTCATGATGACAGCTTATGGCAAACATTTATTACACGGTATTAAAATGAATGACATGACAGCCTACATGGGATTTATGTCTTCAATGGTATTTGCAGGATTAGCATATACAGCTCAGATGAATGCTCAAGCTATCTTAATGAATAAAAGAGATAGAAAAAAATTTATGGAAAAGAAATTTGGTAAAACTGATGAAGAAATTATTATGAGTATAGCTAAAGCTTCATTTCAACGTTCAGCTTTTGCTTCATTACTTCCCGCATTTATTGACAGTGGGTTGGGTGTAGTAGGTGCTGACCCCTTCTTTCATTATCGTTCTACTGGACTAGACTCGAACATAATTACTGGTAACCCAACATACGATTTAATATTTAACAAGGCTATTAAAGGTACTAGAGGTACTATTAAATCAATGTGGGACAAAGATTATGAGTTTTCACAGTCTCAATACAACGATTTAACACAATTAATGTTGTTACAGAATGCTTTAGGTCTTCAAAACATAATTAAAAAGATAGGAAGTTCAACACTTCCCAAAAACCCTACATAATAAGACCCCATATTAGAAGAAGAAAAGGAGAATAAATGGCTAATTCATTTGTAAGATATACAGGTAATGGCTCTACAACTGCTTACGCTATCTCATATTCATATAGAGACGCAGCAGATTTAATTGTGAGCATCAATGGTGTCGCTACTACATCTTATACTTTAAATTCTGCGGGAACAACTTTAACTTTTGACTCAGCACCCGCTAACGCAAGTGCAATAGAAATCCGTAGAAAAACTTCTCAAACAGTCAGATTAACAGATTATGCTGCGGGTTCAGTTCTTACTGAAAACGATTTAGATACAGACAGTACTCAAGCGTTCTTTATGTCGCAAGAAGCTATTGATGATGCAGGTGATGTAATTAAATTATCTAATACAAATTTTCAATGGGACACACAAAATAAAAGACTTACAAATGTAGCAGACCCAGTAAACAATACTGATGGTGTTAACAAACAATTTATATCTACAAACTTACCAAATATTACAACAGTATCAGGCATTAGTTCTGACGTTACTACAGTTGCAGGTATTGCATCTAATGTAACAGCAGTAGCTAGTGATGCTACCGATATTGGTTTAGTAGCTACAAACATTGCTTCAGTAAATACAGTTGCTACAGATATTGCTAAAGTAATTGTAGTAGCAAATGATTTAAACGAAACAGTTTCAGAAATAGAAACTGCGGCTTTAGATTTACAAGAAACAACTTCAGAAATAGACACAGTATCAAACAATATTGCTAATGTTAATACTGTAGGAACTAATATTACTAACGTAAATACAGTAGCGGGTGTATCTGCTAATGTAACAACAGTTGCGGGAATAAATACAGACGTAACTTCAGTAGCAGGAATATCAAGTGCGGTATCTGCTGTTAACTCAAATAGCACAAACATTAATGCAGTTAATGCTAATTCAGCTAACATAAACACTGTTGCAGGTATTGATAGTGATATTACAAGTGTTGCAAACATATCAAGTGATGTAGCGGCAGTAGAAAACATTGCGGCTAACGTAACAACAGTAGCAGGTAATAATACTAACATTACAACAGTAGCAGGTGCTAACTCAAATATTACAGCAGTTGCAGGAGCAATAACTAATGTTAATAATGTTGGTGGAGCAATCACTAATGTTAACAATGTTGGTGGTTCTATTGCTAACGTAAATACTGTTGCTACAAACATAGCCTCTGTAAATAACTTTGCAGAACAATATAGAATTTCAAGTTCAGCACCTACATCAAGTTTAAATGTTGGTGACTTATATTTCGACACAACAGCTAATGAATTAAAAGTTTACAAATCGTCAGGTTGGGCGGCGGCAGGTTCTACAATAAATGGAACTTCTGCTAGATTTACTTATACAATTTCTGGAACACCTAGTTCAATTACAGGAAGTGACGATAATGGTTCAACACTTGCGTATGACGCAGGGTTTGCTGATGTCTACCTAAACGGAGTTCGTTTATCTTCATCAGATATTACAATTACTTCTGGTACATCAGTAGTATTTGCATCAGCATTAGCAAACGGAGATGTTGTTGATGTAGTTGCTTATGGTACTTTTGACGTAGCATCAATAAACGCATCAAACATAAGTAGTGGTACTATTAATGACGCAAGATTACCTACAACTATTGCTGACAAAGTAATAACAGCAACATCATTAACTGCAAAAGGAGATGGTTCTTCAGCAGATGGGAAGATTACACTTAATTGTTCACAAAATTCACATGGAGTTTCAATCTCTAGCCCTGCACATGGGTCAGCACAAAGTTATAATTTAATATTACCTACATCAGTAGGAACAAGTGGACAGGTACTTGCTACAGCAGGTTCTAACACAAACCAATTATCTTGGATTGATGCAACAGAAACAAAACCAACAGTAGCAGATGTATCTCAAACAATTGCACCTGCAACAGCTACAACGATTTCAATTACAGGTACTAACTTTGTATCTATACCAATAGTAGAATTTATTAAAACAGATGGTTCAGTAACTTTAGCTAACACAGTAGCATTTACAAATGCAACTACACTTTCAGTTAATGTAACTTTAGCTTCTGGTAACTACTATGTAAGAATAGAAAACCCAGATGGTAACGCAGGAAGAAGTACAAATAATATTTTAACTGCATCTACTGCACCTACATTTTCAACAGCAGCAGGTTCACTAGGAACTATCGCAGGAAACTTCTCTGGAACTGTAGCAACAATTGCAGGTTCTTCTGATAGTGCAATTACATTTAGCGAAACAACTTCTGTATTGACAACAGCAAATTGTACTTTAAATTCTTCTACAGGTGTGATAACAACTACAGACTTTGGTGGTAGTTCAACTACACCTACAACATATAACTTTACAATAAGGATTACAGATGCCGAAGGTCAAACAGCAGATAGAAACTTTAGTTTCACTTCTAGCTTCGGTGCAACAGGTGGGGGACAATTTAACTAATGGCTAGTACATATTTAACAAGAACACCAAGTGGTGCAGGAACAAGTAATAAAATTTTTACACAATCTGTATGGGTTAAAAGAAGTAGCACTGGTCACCATGCAATATCTGGTTCAGGAGATAGTAATGGATATAACCAAGTATTTGTAGAGTTTAATAATAGTCATGCTTTAAGAATTGCACAAATAAATGGAGCAGGAGAAGCATTTACTTTTGAATATGTGACAAATAGATTATTTAGAGATTTTAATGGTTGGTATCATATTGTTTTAACAGCTGATAGCACAGAAAGTACAGAAGCCGATAGAATTAAAATATATGTTAATGGAGTTAGAGAAACTTCATTTAGTACAACTAATCACCCATCATTAAATGCAGTTTTTAAATGGAATGATGCAAGAGTACATTCAATAGGTAGAGAGGGTGCTTGGAATGCTAGACTTTTTGATGGTTGTATGTCTCATTTTCACAATATAGATGGCACAGCTTATCAAGCATCTACATTTGGTTCTACAGACGCAACAACTGGAGAATGGAAAATAAATACTTCTCCAAGTGTAACTTATGGAACTAATGGTTTCTTTATTTTAAAAGATGGTAATTCAGTTACAGACCAATCTGGTAATTCTAATAACTTTACAGTTGGTGGTGGTACACTTACAAAAACAGAAGATTGTCCAAGCAATGTTTTTGCTACAATGAACGCTTTAGATAATGGTTGGTTTGATGGCACATTTTCTAATGGAAATAATACAGTAGTAACAAATGCCTCAAAAGAAAATTATTTTACAAGTACATTAGGTGCATCTTCTGGAAAATATTATTGGGAAGTAAAAATTAGTGCATCTGGTTCTAATAAAGATTTTATTGGTATCGCTGATAAAGTATCAAACAATAATGATTTTACACCTTATTCTGGAAATAATAAAATGCGTTCTTACTATGGCAGTACTGGTGTATCAGTAATTGGTAGCACAGGTACAGCTTTTGGTGCTACTTTTGGAGCAGGGGATATTATTGGTGTTGCTATGGATTTAGATAATCACAAAATTTATTATAGTAAAAATGGAGTTTTTCAAGGTTCTGGAAATCCATCAACTGGTGCAAATGGTTTAGATATAGATACTTCTCCTGCTAGTGGTTTTTATTATGCACAAGGAGCAAATATTCATAATACTTCATCTACATATCAAACAAACTTCGGTAATGGCTACTTCGGAACAACAGCAGTATCTAGTGCAGGAACTAACGCAAGTGGCATAGGAATATTTGAATATGATGTACCAACTGGCTACACAGCTTTATCAACAAAAGGATTAAACTTATAATGGCATACACAACAATTAATAAATCTGGAGATTATTTTAATACTAAACTTTGG